GAAGAAGAGCCAAACGATCCTGAAGAAAAAACATTTAAGAAGCGTTATGGTGATCTTCGTAGACATTCTCAAGAGCAGGAAAACAAGCTTAAGCGTCAGATTGATGACCTAAATAAACAACTTCAACAATCAACTGAAAAACAAATTCAACTTCCTAAAAGTGAAGAAGAACTTGCTGCTTGGGCAGAAACATATCCAGACGTAGCTAAAATTGTAGAAACCATTGCAATTAAAAAAGCTAAAGAACAATCTGCAAGTATTGAGGAACGTCTTCGCGCTTTGGATGAAAGAGAAAAAGAAACGGTTAGAAGCAAAGCAGAAATGGAACTTATGAGGATTCATCCAGACTTTGACAACATTCGTAACTCTGACGAATTTCATACATGGGTAGAGGAACAACCACAATGGATTCAAAATGCTCTTTATGATAATGATAACGACGCTCGCTCTGCTGCCAGAGCTATTGATCTATATAAAGCAGACAAGGGCATTGGCAAGAAAAAAACATCTGACTACAAAGAAGCGGCTAAAAGTATAGTTACTAGAGGAAATAGATCAACTCCAAATGAGAGCAGTCTTGAAGGGGTTATTTACGAATCTCAAGTGGCTAAGATGTCTTCTAAGCAATTTGAAGCTGCTATGGAAGATATTCAAAAAGCACAAGCTTCTGGTAAATTTGTATATGATTTGAGCGGAGCGGCTCGTTAAGTATTGACATAACAACAAAATATTGCTATATCTCTTTTCATCAACGTAACTGGAGCCGGTTTACCTACCTTCAGTTACGTTATTTGTAAAACGCACAAAACAAAATTCAGAGACACCTGTTCTTTTCTAGCCTAATGCGTAAGCGTTACACCTAGATAATACAGCCCCTGTAGGAAGTTGAGCGTATTAATTTATGCCTACACTATAGGAGAACTATCATGGCATTTCCAAAGGCCACAGGATATAATAACCTACCTAATGGTAATTTTAGTCCTGTAATCTACAGTAAGAAAGTCCAGCTTGCTTTCCGCAAAGCTTCGACTGTTGAAGATATCACTAACAGTGATTATTTTGGCGAAATCTCCAACATGGGCGATAGCGTTAAAATCATCAAAGAACCAGAAGTTTCTGTCACGACGTATGCTCGCGGTACGCAAATTACTGCACAAGACTTGACTGACGAAGACTTTACGCTGGTTGTTGATCAGGCTAACTACTACGCATTCAAGATTGACGATATTGAAGCAGCACATTCGCATGTTAATTTCATGCAAATGGCTTCTGATCGTGCAGCCTATCGTTTGCGTGACCAGTATGACCAAGACGTTCTTGGTTACCTGTCTGGCTTCTCTCAGTCTGCTAAACATATTCAAGCTGACACTGCTCGCACGACTGCTCCCGGTACTAAGGCAGTTACCACTGCTGGCGCAGACGAATTGCTTGCAACAATGAAATTGAAGAAAAGCGACTTTGGTAACATTACCACTGCTTCTGCTGGCGACCATTCAATTCCATTGTCACCACGTTTCCCCGGAGCTACTGCTGCTTCTACCTCAACCGCAACTCCACTGCAAGTTATTGCACGGATGAGCCGTTTGCTTGATCAACAGTTTGTTGACACGCAGGGGCGCTGGCTTGTTGTTGATTCAGTGTTTGTTGAGCTTCTTAAAGACGAAGACAGCCGTCTTTTGAATGGCTTGTTTGGCGGCGAAGGTCTACAAAATGGTTTGGTTATTAACAACCTGCACGGCTTCCGTGTATATGTTTCTAATAACCTTCCTAAATTGGGAACGGGTCCATCCACTACGGGTACTGCTAACCAAAACTCCAACTTTGGTGTAATGGTTGCTGGTCATGATTCTGCTATTGCAACTGCTCAGCAAATCACCAAGACTGAAACCTATCGTGATCCTGACAGCTTTGCTGACATTGTGCGTGGTATGCATCTTTATGGTCGCAAAATTTTGCGTCCTGAAGGCATTGTCACTGCTAAGTATAACGCTGCTTAAGGAGAACATAAATGGCAACGATTTCCACTCTCTCAAATGCCGTTGGAGCAGGTACGCATCCTTCACGCGGCATTCGTCAAATGCCTTATGTCGCAGAAACCGTCATTGATTTGGCTGCTGCTGTTACGGCAAAAGGCAGTGCTTTGGCTGCTGCTGATGTAATCGAAGCTCTTCAGATTCCTGCACAATCCGTTGTGTTGTCTGCTGGCTTTGAAATTATCAGTGCTGTAACGGGTAGCTGCACGGTGAGCTTGGGCGTTACTGGTGTAACGGCTGCTGCTTATGTGGCTGCTTTCGGTGTGACTGGCTCTCTTGCTGTGGGTGACTATGCCACCCCAGCTACTGCCGGTTACCCTATCGTGACTAAAGCTGCTGACACCTTGGACTTGCTGTTGGTTACTGAAACCACCACGCTAAGTGCAGGTAAGATCCGCGTCTTTGCTGTTATCTGCGACGTTCAAGACCGTAGAGAAATCTTGGGTCTGTCAGTTGACCGCGATCAGCTTGCTTAATGTAAGCTAGTAATAGGGGCAGCATCAGCAATGGTGTTGCCCCTTTATTTTTGTAGGGTGTTATGGCTACCTATCTTTCTCTAACTAATGAATTGCTTCGTAGAATGAACGAAGTAACAATGGATAGTACAGACTTTGCTAATGCTAAAAATATTCAAGCACTGGCTAAAGATGCCATTAACTCAGCTATTAGAGAAATTCTTCATTCTGCACAAGAATGGCCGTTTACACTTGTAACATACACACAAACATTAACTGTTGGGACAGGCACTTATGCTTTTCCAACAGCAACTTCTAGCGTTGATTGGGATAGCTTTTATTTAAAAAAATCTACAACATATAACAACAGTCCCGGCAAGCTTAAACTTATTACATTTGATTACTACACAGAACAACGTAGACCTATAGATGACAATGCTGGTACTGGCGGCTACGCTCCTCCAGTTTATGTCTATCAAACACAAGAAAGCAAATTTGGTGTAAGTCCTCTTCCTTTAAATCCATACGAAGTGGAATATAAATATTGGTCTTTTCCTGACGATTTAGTGGTTTATACAGATGTATGTATAATTCCAGATAGATTTAAAAATGTTGTCATTGATGGTGCAATGGCATACATGATGTTGTTTAGATCTAATGAGCAAAGTGCTAACATTCATGCTGAGAAGTTTGATCAAGGAATTAGATCTATGAGAAGGCTTCTTCTTGACGAACCAATTAGTGTACAATCTACCGCTATTACAAGATCGTATGTCTCTCTTAGGGTGATGTAGTGGCTGATAGGATTAATGGGTTTAAAGTTAACTGTGTTGGTGGTTTGGACACTAACAGAGATTTACTTGCTCAGCCAGAATCTTCTCCCGGCAGTGCTACACAACTAATCAATTATGAACCATCTACAACTGGTGGATATAGACGTATTAGTGGGTTTGCTAATAGTTATGGCACTGTAACAGGCACTGGTAAAGTATTAGGTGTTGCAGTTGTTGAAGGATTGAATGATGCAGTATTTGCTTGTCGCGCTCCTTCAGCAAGCACAAATTATTTTTATAAATGGGTAAACTCTAGTAGTACATGGTCTGCAATTACTACTCCCGGCACAGTGACAATGGCGGGCGTAAAGAAAGTGAGGTTTATTAAATATAATTTTGTAGCTGCAAAAGTATTACTAGTAGACGGTATTAATCCTGCTGCTGTTTATGACGGAACAACGTACACACAAATTACACATACTAACGCACCAAATTCTCCTAAGTATGCAGCAGCATTTAAAAACCACATGTTTTTAGGTGCAGATCCTTCAGACCCTCAAAATCTTTATTTCTCTGCTCCTTTAGCTGAAACAGATTTTAGCCCTGCAAATGGTGCTGGTGTGATTAGTGTTGGGTTTGATATTGTACAACTTAAACAATTTAGAGATGATTTATTTGTCTTTGGTAAAAACACAATTAAAAGAGTAACAGGTACAAGCATTACTGATTTTGCTCTTGTTGAAGTTACGTCTAATTTAGGGTGTGTAGTTCCAGATAGCGTTGTTGAACTTGCTGGTAATCTTATATTTTTAGGACCAGACGGTTTTAGACCAGTTGGAGCTACAGCAAATACTACAATTGGTGATACAAATATTGAAACAATTTCAAAGAAAATTCAGTTTACAATATCTGCAATTTTACAAGAACTTGTAGCAGGTTCCATTGATGTAGAAACTCTTTGTTCTGTTGTTGTTCGTAAAAAATCACAATTTAGATTTTTTATTCCAGATGAAGGAACATTTGGAGTGTTAGGTGGTTTAAGACAGACAGATCAAGGAATTGGCTTTGAATATAGCTTACTTTTTGGTATACCAGCAACTTGTGCAGACAGTGGATATGTTGGTGTAAATGAACTTGTAATACATGGGGACGCCACTGGTAAAGTATATTTACAAGAAAGCGGAACTAGTTTTAATAGTGCAGCTATATTAAGTGTTTATCAAACTCCATATTATTACTTTGAAGATCCAACAATAAGAAAGAACTTTTATAACATTTCCACTTTTTTAAGAAGCGAAGGATCTACAAGCATTGTATTTTCTGTTGCTTATGATTTTGATACAACAGATAAATTAGAGGTTTTTAATCCCACTAACTTTACAATTACTACTAGCGGAGCAGCAGCTTATTATAACGAAGCAGTTTATGATGCAGCAGCAATTTATGACGGAAACCCATCACCAGTTAGAAAGACAAATATGAATGGTAGTGGGTTTTCAATATCAATGAAATATGTTACAAACGACACAAACGCAAGCCACACTATTCAAGGATTTGTCTTGAATTACTCAATGAACGATAGGCGATAAGGAGAGTATTTTGGCTGGATATGTTAGACAATCATCAGCAGATATAGTACCTACGGCTATTGTTCGTGCTGCTCCAATTAACAATGAGTATAATGCTATTAGAGATGCGTTTGCTCAAGCAAGTGGTCATAGGCATGACGGTACTGCTGCTGAAGGAGCTTATGTTTCTTTAATTTCAGATAGTAATGCTTATAACAAAGTTGTAGTAGATAGTACAAATAATAGACTTGGTTTCTTTGTTAATGTTTCTAGTGCTGCTGCTGAACAAGTTAGACTTGCTCAAAATGTCTTAAATCCACTTACTGACAATGTATTTAGTTTAGGAACCAGTCCTCTTAAATTTAAAGACCTTTTTCTTGCTGGAATAGCAACAATAGCAAGCGTTGTTGCAGCATCAGCAACAATTAGTGGCGGTACAATTAATGCAACAACCATTGGAGCAACTACTGCCTCCACTGGTGTTTTTACCAATTTAACAGTAAACACTGCTGCAACTATTGCTTCAGCAGCAATTAGTGCTGGAACAATTAACGGCACTGTCATTGGTGGCACTACAGCAGCAGCAATTACTGGCACTACAATTACAGCCACTACTGGCTTTGTTGGTGGTTTGACTGGTGCTGTGACTGGTAATGTTACCGGCAATCTTACTGGTAATGTTACTGGTAACGTCACTGGTAATCTAACAGGAAACGTAACAGCTTCTAGCGGCACTTCTACATTTAATAACGTCACCATTAATGGTTCGTTGGATATGGATAGTGGTAGTGCTGGGACAATAACTGGGCTTTCTGCCCCTTCTAATTCAACAGACGCAGCTACTAAAGGATACGTTGATACTTCTATTAGCAATCTTGTTGCTTCTGCTCCCGGTGCATTAGATACTCTTAATGAACTTGCTGCTGCTTTGGGCAATGATGCAAGTTTTTCCACAACAGTTACCAATTCCATTGCAACTAAACTAGCACTTGCTGGTGGCACTATGTCTGGTGCAATTGCAATGGGAAGCAATAAAATTACTGGATTAGACACACCAACAGCAAGTACAGACGCTGCTACTAAAGGCTATGTAGATACTGCTGATGCTCTTAAACTAAACCTTACCGGTGGTACAATGTCCGGTGCTATTGCAATGGGCACTAGCAAAATTACCGGAATGGGTGACCCAACAAACGCTCAAGATGCAACTACTAAAACGTATGTCGATGGTATTTTGGGAAGTGCTACTGCTGCGGCTACTTCGGCGGCGGCTGCGGCTACTTCTGCCAGCAACGCGGCTACGTCGGCTTCCAATGCGTCTACATCGGCTACCAATGCATCAGCAAGTGCTACTGCTGCTGCTGCTTCTTACGATAGCTTTGATGATCGCTATTTGGGGCCTAAAGCATCTGATCCAGCGTTGGATAATGACAGTAATGCGCTTCTTACAGGTGCTTTGTATTTTAATACAACAGCTAATGAGATGCGTGTTTACTCGGGATCAGCATGGTTAGCTGCCTATCTCCCTGCATCTGGTTATTTGGCATTGTCTGGTGGGACAATGACTGGTGCTATTGCTATGGGGACAAACAAGATTACCGGATTAGGAACACCAACAGCAAATGAAGATGCTGCTACTAAATTGTATGTAGATACCGCTGATGCTCTTAAACTAAATCTTTCCGGTGGCACACTCACTGGTAATTTGTTGTTCACTGATAATACATATGACATTGGTGCTTCTGGTGCTACAAGACCTAGAAACATTTTTTTGTCTAACAATGCCACTATTGGTGGTGCAATCACTGTAACAAGCGATAGTACATTCTCTTCAACTGGTGCTTTGAAGATTAGTGTCGGTACTACTGGGCAGCGTCCGGGGTCTTCTGCTGTTGGTATGTTGAGATATAATACAACAACAAATCAATTTGAAGGGTATAGCGGTAGTTCACCAGCATGGAATTCTGTTGGTGGTGCAACAGTTAGTAATGACACCTCTACTTCTACTAACGTCTATCCACTCTTTGCTGATGCTACAAGTGGTAGTGCTACAACAATATATACAAGTAATGCTAAATTGTTGTATAAACCATCTGCTGGTGATTTACAATCTACGGTGGTTACAGCAAGTAATGGCATATTTATTAATAGTTTGACAGTAGCTACAAGTTATACAATTGCTGCTGGTTACAGTGGACATTCTGCTGGGCCAATTACAATAGCGTCTGGTGTGGTGCTAACTGTCAGCAGCGGATCACGCTACGTTGTTTCCTAAGGATTAAGCATGGCAACTACGATCAACGCATCAACGTCCTCTGGATTGGTA